ACCTGCGACGACGGTATGGTAGGATCAAATTGTAATCTACTGCGAGGGTCGGGGCCTAATGTTGGGTCGAATTCTAGCCTGTCCCTATCCTCAACTATCTGTGATGGTGGGATGGTGGGATCAAACTGAAGCCTACTCCTCGGATCTAACGTCTCCGGTGTTCGGCCCCTGTTTTGTTCTTGCCATTGATTAAATGTACCTTGCGGTGTGTCAGGTAATATCTCTGGTAGCCCCACGTCTGGCCTCGTTACAACCTGACCTTGAGTTGGTAACCCAGCTATGTTAGGTGCATCGGGCGGTACTACAGCCCCTGGGACTGCTGCCGCTGGGCCTGCTACCGCACCCGCTCCCTGTCCGCCCCGTCGCCCTAAGTACCAATCCAAGAAAGTACCTGGTTGGTCTTGTGCCTGTCGTGCAGCACGGAGTTCATACATTGAGTTTCGTATAGCATCTGCCATAGCCCCTGTATACACACCCTGCCCACCACGACGTTGCAGGGCTAATAGGTTTGCCAGTGCCATCCTGTTTTCTGCTGCTTCCCGACCAGTACCATACTGGCTCCTGTACCAATCTGCCCTCTTTGCCTCTTGGCTCAGCGGATCAAACTGTCCCGCATAAGCAAGATAATCCTGTCCGGTCATAGAACTAATATTTGATGCTTCTCGGGCTCTTGCCTCCAAGTCCCCCAAAGGAACAGTTGCTCCTCCGTACCTCCCCGTGGGTTCAGCACGGCGCTGGGCATACTGGTTCAAAAAAGACCTGAATGTAGGTGAGGCGTAGTCAGGGCCGGTCGGCTCCATATACGGCCTCTCCAGCATATACCTTGCCTGTAGCCTGCCTTTCATCTCCTGAAGAGGCTGACGATATCGCCACTGTGGGCGTATACCGGTCATAAACTGACTCCACTCCTGCTCTGGAGTATATGCAGGAAGCGCCCCTGCTGTCAGGTCTTCCCATCCTAAATCTAAAGCCTGTTGACCACCCCATCCACCCTGTATAGGTGATTCAGGTGTTAACGGATCATATTGATTTACCATATCTAGCCCCCTTAAATAGCCTGACCATTCCAGCCTGCCTGTACAGGTTCCGGTGGCCCCAGTATAGCATCAGTGTCATCTATAACCTGACTCGCGTCCTCTACCTGTTCCGTGCGTGGGGCAGTCAAACGCCTGAATACGTCCGTGTTAGACTCGCCCATACCTTCCCAGTATTTTCTCATTTCTCCCAAGGTGGAATGAATACCGCTTGCATAATAATCCCTGCTACCACCAGTCCTGTATAGGTCTGAAAGTACTTTGGTATTCTGAGCATTATCGCTAAAGCGAGCCTTCACCCAAGGATTAGCAGAAATTAGTCCCTGCTGTTCCTTCTCCATGAGTCCGCCCAACCATTGTATCCTGTCATTAAACTGCTTACCCCCCCGGAAAGAACTAGGGTCTTTAACATATTTCTCTAGGAACGCGCCATACTGATCTTCAAGTTGCTTAGGATTGTCTTTTACCTTGAAAGCCTTATCACCCTCCCAGAACCAGAAGAGGGCTGTCGTATCATTGAATATCTGACCCATAGCTGCCCTGACATCCGGCCTGCCTGCATCTTCCAGTTTATTCATAGTTTCATAAAATGGTTTGAGCAGGTTCTGATTCCCAGTTAGATCCGTCGCGCTACGCCCCTCTCTAAAGGTATCTTGCCATGACGGTTGAGGCCCAGCCCCTACACCCTCGCCCACATCCTCTCTACCGCCTAGTGTCCTGGTTGACTCATACAGTTGTGGCACAACAGGCATAAGCGGGTGTCCGTATCTAATATCCTTGCTATCAAGCCATGACCGTAACTCGTTTGGTGTAATAGCTGGATCGATCATAGATCCAGGGTTGTCTGGGTCTGATGAAGGTTGAGTTAGGATCATCATCTCTTCAAGAAAACTTTCGGGGTTATCAGCGGTTTCTTCCATGAGGGCATCCAAGCTCATAGATACCTCTGGATCTACCTGAATTACCGACTCTGACGGTCTTCGGGTTGGCGTTATGTCTCCCGCACCCGCCTGAACAACTTCAGGTTGTAATATACTTGGGTCGCCACGACCGAAGTTGGGGTCACCTGTTGCCCAGATTGCAGCCCTTCTGTCCGCAGATCCCTCACTAAAATCAGGGAGGACACCATCCAAAATCTGGTCAGTCTGATCGGGCATCCCCGGCTCTGCTCCATAGGCTGTATCAGGTGGGAACAAGAAGTCTATTGCGCCCAGAAGGGCGTCTCCTGCAATGTTTTTGGCTGCTTCAAACGGACTCATGTTCTCTCTCATGCCTATGTCGTCCGCAACATCCATAACATCGTCCAGTTCATCACTCATCTGGTCCATAATCATGTCTGCCTCAGCCATTAAGGACGCATGTTGTGACTCTGGTACATCAAGAAGGGCCTCAAGGCCATCATTTTCCTGCAACATGATGTCCATTTCCTCCGGTGCGAGGGATGGGCCCCACGGTGTCATGATGGCATTGGGGTTTTCCATCTGAAACTTGGTCTTTTCCAGTGCATTTTCCCTGTCTATCTCCATTCCGGGGGGCATTGCCCCTCCATACAGGGCTTCTTCCTCGCCCATCATGGCTTCAGACAGGGAATCTCCGTACAACATTGCCATCGTAGCATCCCTGCTCATGCCCGAAAGCTGAGACAGGCTGCTAAACGTGGCAGGTATATTGTCTATATCAATTCTTCTGGATGAAGGTAGCTTCCACGGTTGTGCCATCTACATACCTCCCTGTGCGCCGGGCCTTGGAGTACCCGGAGGTACTACCGGCCCTGCCTGTGGTACGGGCATAGGTGGCGGCACACCCATCATAGCGTTAGGCATTACTTCCGGTGGTAGACCCGGAGGGCCACCCATCGGGGGCGGCCCGCCAGGCATTGGAGGTCCTCCAGGTCCGGGTGGAGTCATGCCAGCTCCCATACGAGCCTGAAGTGCCTGCCGTTTCTCAAACAGAATACCCACCAGTTCACCAAGATAGAACTCTGCCAAGTCCTCACGTCCCTGCCTTTCGGCAGCCTGTAGCAACGACCACAGTGTGGCTTCAGGCAGCATCTTCTCGGCAAGCTGTTCCTTGATCGCATCGTCCATCTGGTCTGCGTCCTGTATTGCAAGGATACGATCCCGTATCGCCCTGTCAGACAGCAGCGGTGTCGGGCCTTCACGTGCAATCTGTGCCATAGAGAACTTGGTCATGTCGTCCTGTGGCAGTTGTCCGATCAGGTGTACTACCGGAGCCCCGGCTCCCTTGATAACATCTGGTGTTATCTCCTGTGAGAAGTAGGTACGGTTCTTATCCATGCCTGATACTTCCATTGACTTGTACGAACCGGAAGAATACTGATCGGCAATAATATTAAATATCATCTGGTATGCCTTCTCGATAGAGCGGAGGTACTTCCCTACCACTGTATCCACACCCTGTCGCAGGGTGTTGATGGCATATCCGGATAGCTGGAAGGGCACTTCGCCGTACACCGAGTGGGGCAGAGAACCCCTCTGGAGTTCACCTGCAACGAGGCCCATGAAGGCTCCCGTCTCCTTTGCCACCTCCAGCAGGCCAAGAGGTTCTACTTCTTCTCCCTGTGCAAGGGAGATTTCCGAGCCCTCCAGGTACGGGTCCTCATCAAGTGTCTTTGTTCCGTCCCTTGAGCGCACCTTCAGCCCCTGTCTACGTGACCGTGCAGTCAGTTCCAGCATGGTACTCATCATCAGGTTATGCTTGGGATACAGTTCCCTCGTGGATCTAAACACGCTTTCTCCCATATCGGCTACGGTGTCCGTTATGGATGTGTTAGCCAGACCCACTATAAGCGGGGTTGCACCGACAGGGCCAAGGAATACAGGTACTCTTGATGCTCCGTGTCGTGTCTGTTTCTTTACTACCCGTGTCAGGGGACTATTGGTGTTCCCGTTATATATGACAATGGTGTTCATTTCCTTGTCATAGAAGTCGTAAACGAAAGAACCCTCTGCGGTCTGGGGGGTATCCCAGTCTACTTTCACATTGTACTGTGCAAATATCTGGTCTTTAGTCTTAATCATCTTGTGGCAGGCCCAGTCTAACCCTTCCGGGCCAAGACCCCAGTAAGTATGGAGCGGGTCCCACGGTGTGATATCCACATAAGTAGAGCCGTCTTCACGCTTGGCGAGTAGTGCCCTGCCTGCATACCATCCACGGATTGTGGAATACCATGCAAGCTGATCCCTTAGCTGGGGCATCATCAGGGAACACAGGCGCTCATCGGCTGACTTGAGTATGCCTATAAGGAACCGTTCCTTCTCGTCGTTCTTGGTTCTCAGTTCCTGGTCTGCACCGTCGTGGGGTACACGCACGGTCATCTCTGCGCTGGTGATCCATCCGATCACCTTATCCGCAAAGGTCTGTGGTTCATTCGACGTGTAGCTCTGATATCCCTCCCCTGCATCGTAGGGATCTAATCTATACAGGGAATGGTCATCCTCCATGCGGTCACGGAGGGGTTCGGTGGCATCATAATGTCCATCCACCAGCGCTATGATATCTTCCGGCTTTCTGCGTACCATTTACACCCACCGTTTCACGGAGATTTTGTTCCGATGCTCTATATACCCATATCCGAACCTGTCTATCAGCCCGTAGATCAACGCCTTTACTCCGTGGTTGTTCTTATCCTCGGGGGTATCACCCACTATATTACCATCTCGGTCAAGTTTCCACCTATAGGCCCGTGTCTGGCCGTCCAGTGGACTGGCTACAGCCCCGAATTCAGATAATACACCCTTACACTTAGGCGAGAAGACTATTCTTGGTGCGTGGGTCTTCGCATCTATCTTGAGCCATCCCTTCAATCTCTCCGTGCCCTCGTTAATCTTTATCTTCTGGGAAGACAGGTACAGTCCTGTCTGGTTCAGCCACACTTCCGTGGGTGCTGCCATAGCCTGGTGCTGTGTACCCGCTATATCAATCACCCCAAAGTGGACATCCTTCCACCACGGACGTGACTGGGCGATATCTATGATCTCGTCAGTCACAAGTCCCTGTTCATATATCTCATCGATAACACATATCTGTTCGCCTTTAACCTGCACGACCTCAACGGCGTATGCTCCCGCATATCCCGGGTCCATCCACAGATGCACCGGTGTTCCGGGGTCATACTCCACTTCGTTGATGTGCATATCGGGTCGAAACTCCGAGAATACCAGTCCACGAGGCGGACTAGGCTTCCCCTCAATCCTCTCCATAAAGAAGTCATCACTGGATGCCTCCTTCAGTCTCACTATCTCAGGATCAGTAGAACCCCCGGGATATAAATGCGTGTTAGTCCAGCTAGGAAGCGAGAAAGCCCTCGCATCAGTCTCCGCACCGGATGCCCATGCCGTGAACATCTGCGGATACCACCCTAAACTCCCCTCAAACGTCCCTGCAAGGAACATCCACCCTCGTCTCGGCGCACACCTGCCCCGTAGCCTGAAGAAAGTCTCCATATCAAGCT